CAAGTTGGAAAGTTCCGCCGTTGTAGAGCCACTCATCAAGAGTTGACGCTTCCCAGATGGGGTAGAAATGTAGACCGATGGCGTTTGAAGATGGGACGACTGCCCCTGAGATGATGTTGTTTCCATACATGAGAGACCCTGCTACGGGCTCACGAATGCCATCAATGTCTACCGGAGGAGCAGCAATGAAGGCGATAATAAATGCGGTAGTTGCGGCAAGTAAACAGGGTACCATAAGTACACCAAACCAGCCAATATAAATACGGTTATCCGTTGAGGTAATCCACTCGCAGAATGTCTGCCATGAGTCCTCTAGTTTGTTCTGTGACCTCGGTGAGGTTACTGCGGTTGTCATAGTTATTAAAAGAATGTACGTTGTGGCAGTTGGCGCAAAGCACTCTACATTTAGCGACCTCACGTAAAATTGCTTCCCAACCTTTAGTGCCGTAGTCGGCGATGTTGAACAGTTTCCCGTCAGGGTCAATGTGGTCAAAAGTTAAGGCTGCGGGATGCTCATTATAGCCGCACATCTCACAGCCTCTTTGTACTTTGTACCAAGCTAGGAACGTACGCTTCTGTTTGTCGTATTCTTTTTTCTTACGGAGATGATATTCCTGCTTGGTTTCCATAATAGTAGTGCATGTTTATGAAGCGATTAGCATTTGTTAAATGCTTCACTTTATTAAGCGATTAAGTAAGACCAATTTAAAGACTTGGCAGTCTAGAGCTATGCAGGGAATTGCACCCTGCTTATTCTATTTAGCTTATTCTTCAACAGAAGGATTTCTTAATTCATTTAATTGTCCTAGTGTTGTAGGAGTACCAGAACCTGCAAACATACGAGATGGTGTATTAACATCAACTAAGTATTGATCCCACTCAAGGGGAGCTTCTCCTTGGAAGTTAACGTGATGTCTGGTGTCATATTCAGGAGCTGTTAATTCAACCCCATCTTCGTCATAGGTGCCTGGAAGCGTCTCTATTGGGCCAACTTCATCGATGGCTCTATCATGCGTGTAAGGGATAACAACAGCCTCAGGGGCTTCCTCAGAGGGCTCAGAGAGCCATCCAAGGGTTCCACAGGCTGCTACAAAGGTATCTCTATCTGGGAATCGGTAGCAATACATAATTTAAGTAGTTAAGTCAATTAGTTCTTGATCAGTCTTACGAGTCGGGAAGTAGGCGAGGCGGGAGATGTGGCCTCCCCAAAAACCACCATCTATTCCAGATCCTATACTTAATCTCAATAATGCACTATTATTTGTTCCAGGAGTTATGCTGGATCCAACAACTCCATCAGCAAAAGCTACATAGGTTGAAGAAGTATAACTACCGCCTACCTTATGACTGACTTGTTGTGTATTAAAATTACTAGATGTAACATAAGAAAAAGATGCTGGAGGTTGGGCATAAGCGGCCCAAGAACCGTTATTGACACCTGCGGAACGAGAACCAATTAATCTATTAGATAAAGATGAATCTATACTATAGATATACGGATATCCACTACCAGTATTTGGTGTGGTTGTTGTTTGTGGAGATCCTATTGCTTTGCTGTATATTGTCCCTTCACTTGGGTTAAACCAAGAGCTAAAGTTAGTCCCAGTAATACTTGCCACATCAGCGGCACGGGTTACGGTGCTGGTGTCTGTGGGGATGTAGGAGGTTGGGAAGGATCCTTCTTCTAGTTGGGCGCCCCAGATGTAAAAAGTAGCGACATTATCTACATTAGCAGTTCCAAATCTTATTTGAACCTTTGCATTTGTTTGAGATGATGTGTTTATTACCATATAAAGTCTATACCAACCATTTGGATATGAAATATAACCCTTTATAGTTGGAATACTTCCATCAGCAGTTTCTGTTAGAGTGTCCAATTGCAATCCCCAAGATGCAAAAACTGGAGATACTCCAGAACTTGAAGAACCAAATACAACTCTAGAGGATGTTCCAGACCCACTTACTAATTTTACAAATACACTATAACAATAATTTGTATTTGTGCTTAATGTTGTAAGTTGATCTAATGTATTGTAAGTATTTGCTGTATTTGTTGTAACTAAATCTGCAGTTAAAGTGCCATCTGGAGCAATTCCTTGATTAGCAGTTATAGAGATGTTGCTTTTCTGCCAGATATCAAACTGCTCACTATAAGTAAACAAGTTAGTCCTACTCTCTTCAATCAACAACCCCAAGCTTTCACCAGTCACTGGGTCATGGTCGAAGCGGGGTGCTCCACCGATTGTTGTGGTTGTGGGGATGTAGGTGCTGGCTGTGGAGCCCTCTTCGACTTGGGCTCCCCAGATGTAGACACCAGATGTGCCGTCACCTGTAAAGTTCGGCAACGACGTTGTAACCGTTGCACTGTCAGGGTATCCTGCGATCGAAAAAGCAATCCCGCCTACCCTTGAATTTACAACAATACAACGATACCAACCATTACCTACGTCTTGGATGTCCGCTGAAATAAAATCAAAGCCACCTGCCGGTGCTGAGCCAGATTGAGGTACTGCATAAGTGCCTGCACTCAAGTCAAAATTTACATAAAACCTAGCTGCGGATAATTCTCGAAGTTGAATGTTAGTGTATTCACCTGCTTTGGCATAAACAGAGCAGACATTAGTTGCCGTAGTCGTAGCACTGCGATAAGATAATTTTCCTCCTGCAGATGCATCAGCTACTAATTTTACAGCGTCATTTAATCCAGAAGGAGAGATTGCAGCGTTCGTTTGAATAGATTGACCTGAGTTTATCCAATTACTATAAGTCGTAGTATTGTATAGCAAATTAACCGGACTGGTCTTAATCAACCCATCACTGTCCACATACGTCCCACTACTGGCACGGCTGAAGGTGACTAGGTTGTTACCGCTGACTCTATCTGTAAGTGATTTACGTTGTGCGAAGTTTAAATCAAGACTAGCAAGTTTAAATAAGTCTACACCTGCTCTAGGAACAAGCAGGTTTGACATAACAATCTCGCCACTGCTTACATCTAATAGTAAAGCGTCGCTGAGTTTAAATAAAGTAGAACTATTAAGAAATTTACCAGTGGATAGATTGAGATGTAAAGACATTAGATTTTTGTAATTGATACTACATTTAGACTTACGTCATAAACAATTGATAGTGTGCAAACAGTATTACCACTTGCTCCACCAGTTTTAAAAGTATACACTTGAGGTGTAGTTCCATCAGTTGGTGTTGCTGATGGACTAATACCTACATAATCATGAGGAGGTATAGAAAGACCACCAATATCTTGTACAATTTGTCCGTATGACATTGTGTTAAATAAATAAAAGTTTAAATTTTAGAAGTTATACTTAACACCAAACTTAGTGCCGTAATCATTTACGTCATCAAAGGTTGCTGCAACTTCTCCATAAACAGAAATACGTTCTGTTGCTTGAATTGAACCGCCAATCTTACCTGTAAGCTTTGTCTCTTCTTCTCCACCATCAGGTGCAAAGATAGAAGGACCAGCTTGTACGTAGTATGAACCTACGTCATTACCTGATTCATAACCAAGATGGAAATCTGTAACATGTCCATTGAAATCAGATCCAGTGAATCCAGCATTGTTTTCAATGTTTACGTAAGGACCAGCCATTACAGGAGTAGCAGCAATCAGGGTTGCGGGGAGGATAGCAAGAATTTTCATTTAAGTTTAGTTAAAAAAGAATAAGTGTATTTTGTACGGTTACCATGAATACCCCAGCCTAACCAGTAGTATGCAGCATTCATGTAATAACCGACTTGTTGATGATTAGTTTGAAAAGCATAAAGATCTTTTCTAAACCTCATCTCATTAATCATGTAATCAGTTTGACATTTAAGACCACTAGGATCTTCATTACGTTTAGAACAATGGTTGCCAAGACCAATGTAACGATGTTTAGATGTCCATTGAATTAAACCATAACCACCACGAAGGCATCTATCATAAGGAACGATAGCACCACCCTCACATACGTTAGGTTTAAAATTAGACTCTTGTTGGATGTTACCCATAATGACTGCTAGTGCTGTACGGTCTTTCACACCAGCAGAAGTCTGTAGTTGTTCTAGAACGTACTGCTGTGGTGCAGTACATTGTGGGCATTCAATCATGATTTTTTAGCAGTTTTAGCAGCACGTTTAAAGTTGGCAGCAGTAGGAGCACCTTTGCTTCCTGGCTTACGCATCTTCTCACCTGAACCTTTTGCGATACGCATTTTCTTTGCGTGGATGTTAGCGTAGAGACCTTGTTTAGCCATTACCAAACTCCAGGGATTAACTGACCAGTTAGTGCATACGCTCCAAGCGCTGCCATCACACCTAGCATAGCTAGGCGACCGTTAAGCATCTCAGCTTTTTCGTTATGTGTCACAGTGTAGTCTTTGTCAGTGTACATGGTGGGTTCTTTAGCAAAAAGGTTTTGTTGTCCGTGTTCGTTGGTGGTAACAGTCATTAGAATGCGATGTCAGAGTTTTCTAGTTTACGCATAATGTCAGCTCGAAAAGCTGGATCACGATCATAACGTGGATCATTCATAGCTTGTACAAGTTCTTGTTGACTACGGAATGAATCTTCTTTTTGATTAGAACCTTTACCTGTCAACAGTTGACCTTCTTTACCTACAGCATCAGTATATTTACCATACAATGCTTGTACTGCAAAAAAGATTGAATTGGGATTACCATCTGCCATAACAGAATCATACATTTTAACCTCTTCTTTAGAAAGAGATTCTCCAGCCCAATTAACCATTGTTTTATAAGCTTGTTGACCGCCAACCATTTTAAACAATTGCTCAGCTTGTTGTTCAGAAAGAACTTCTTTGCTAGATTCTTCTTGCTCTTCTTGGTTTTCTAGTACTTCTTCGGGGGCTTCTTCTTGTTCCCCTTCTTCACTGGTTTCGGGCTCATTTCTTGATGCTCCTAGTTTACTTTGAAGTTCAAGGTAAGCTTGTTCTAGTGCTTTTGGATTTTCAAACTTACCTGCTAATAGCTGTTGTTGTTCCCCTTCCAAAGACTCGGCAACAGCTAGAGAGTCTTGCTCATCAGAATTCAAAGAAGGCTGATCAGCGGGGGTTTCATTCATTGAAAGGACTTCTGCCATATTATTGTTGTGGTGGTTGTTGTTCTTGTTGCATCATTTCAGCTGATGCTTGTTCGCGTTTTTGCTCTACTGAAGCTAGTTGACCAGCTTGTTGAGCCATCATCATTTGTTGCTGTTGTTGAGCAGCAGCTTGTTGTTCTTGCTGAATCTCTTGCATACTCTTAACAAGATTCAATACATCAATACCTGATGATGCAGCCAAACGTTTGACAACTTCTTCAGGATTAATGTATTCTTGAATAGCTTGTGGTCCCATTGTTTGCGCAATAACAGTAAGGAACTGTGAAAGGCTTTCACGATCTTGACCACGACCAAGTGCATTAATACCAGCTACAATAGTAGGCTTAACAATGTCACCTTTAGGTAGACGTGGAATCTCACCTGTCTTTTGTGCAACAGACAATTTACGATTCAAATAAGGTACAAGAAATTCAACAGTAAGTAAACTAAATAGTCCACCTAATTGTTGTTCTAGTTCTAGCTGTGTCATCCGTACTTCTTCAGCAGTAGTACGCTCACTATTCCTTACATTAAGAATAAGGAATGCATCACTAATTCGTTGTGATAAACCTCCTACCATTTGATAAGCAGTTTGAAAGTCAGCCGTTTTACCAACTTGTATTACACCAATATCATCAGGTCTACCCTGAATGATTGCACCATTACCTGCTTGTGCAAGTGTCTGAGGCTTGGTTGTACTGGAGGGTGAAACGGTAAACACTACCTTAGCAGCAGCTGCACTACCTTCTACAAGAGCTTGTGACAGAGCTTCAAGTGACTTCAAATCACCCATGAATTCTTCGACACGTCCGCGTCCATATGCTTCACCATCAACATGGTTAAACCTAAGTGCAAGCCAAGGGTTAGAGTCAATAGGTGCTTTACCCATTGATTTAGGAAGGATCTCATTATAAACTTCCTGATGCCAAACCCATCTGTTGTTGTCTAGAATTACGTGAGTATAAATGTCACATTCATCAATTGATGAATCATTTACATTTTCCCAATTGCTTTTTGAGTCAAATGATGGATAATTTTTTTTGAGTAATTTTTTAGAGATTGTTTCTTTTGTTACAATTTCAATAACATTACCACTACCATCTCTATCTACAACATAGCGGTTTAAAGGATATAGTTTAAGACCATCCTTTCCCATGTAGATAAGAGCATTACCAGCAACGACTAAATGCTTTAGTGCTTGATGAACAACAACACGATCTGTAGAAGCCGCAATGGATTCCATAATAGTGCGTTCAACTTTAGCAAACGACAAATCAAGTTCTGATCTGATGTTTGGTCCTAGTTCTCCGGGGATATTAATATCATTAACCTGTAGCTTAAAGAAACTGGTTTGTGGTGGTAGCAAAGCAAGCATTAGTTTACTTGCAAGCGTCACCACACCTTTAGCTCCTACACTTTGCCACGGTGTAATGAGATTACGTGCACCTTTGTGGTATGTTTCTTCTCCACGGATTAGATAAGGAAGAGTCAGATCTGCTGCTTGTCTAGCAGTATTTAGAAACTGGGAGCGGTCCGAAGACAATCTCTCATAACGTGATTGAGCAGTCATTATACATTAATACCTAAACTAGAAGTAGTAGCTACTGTAGGTGCCAATCCTGTTGAAACTTGTGGTTTAATTTGTAAAGGTTTACGTTTAAATAAACTTGTACCACCTTGTGAACCAGGTAAATTAGAAATACTTTGAAGTTGCAATTCAGCTGTTTTACTGCCAGCAAGTTGATTTTGTTGTGCAGTCCTACTAGCAATTTCTAATTGTTTCAAACGTTCCTCTTGTTCTCTAGCTAATCGCTCTTGTTGAGATTTAGCTTCAGCAGCTATCCTATCTAATTCTTGTTGCCGAAGAGCTTCTGATTCTGCCCTTTGGTTTTCTAGCTGTGCACCCGTAGAAACCTGTTCATAAATACCACCAGGTACACCAGGCTTTTGTTGTGGATTTAAGGTTGTTGGATTAGCATTTAAAAAATCTAAAATCTCTTGGTCTGAAAATCCAGCTGCTCTATTAGCAACAAGATCTGCATCACCAAATTGACTAAGACCTTTTTCTTTAGTTACACCCAGTGAAGGGTTATAATATTGAGTACTTACTCCAGCCATTAATTCTCATCCATATATTGAATGACCCACTCAACGACACTACGTTGACCAGACCTGTACATAATTTTTTCCATTGTATCTTCAGGGTTAGGGTTTACTGGTGGGAAGGATTCATTTAACTTAGACAACATAGCATTAGCTGTCATGCCACGAACATCAAGTAAATTTAAGTCAGGCATATTGT